AATCTTTTAACTTTATAATTAGTTAAACTTGTGTATGATTGTTGAAGACAATCAACATGTAAAAATACTGAATTCTCGGGCGTTGAGAATGTAAATTTTGCTACTTTATTTTCATATAGTTCAGAATCTCCTCTTTGATAATCAAATAAATATTTAAATTGTTTTAAAATATTTTCATCATATGGGAGGTTTAAATACATATTAAATTCTTTCATTTCAGACTGTTGCGTCCCTGCTGATGTAATTTTATTTAAAAAAACATTTGTTACCGCTTTTCCGTCGTATGATAAATCTTTTTGTATTAGTCGTCCTGATAAAAATACGGATGGATTATAACATCCTATATATTCAAAATTCTTCTGATATTGTTGAACTTCTGGTTTATTATTATGTTCAGTCAAATCATTAAATTCTTCGGAAGCGAATTGATAAAATGTCCTTCTTGTTGCGGTATTAAATAATTTAAAGGTTTCTGTTTCGGTCGTTATTCCTCCTTGAATATCGACATAATCATTCGGCCATGTTACGCTCATATCTGTGTTATTTAACCAACATCTCATTGTTTTTTCTTTTACTTCTGAATGTTTCTCTAATTGTTGAGATATACTTTCAGCGATTGTTGAAGGACTTTGAAAACCTTTATCAATTTCAATCTCTACCTCATTATTATAAACTGAATATTCATAATTTGATTGGTCTCTGTAAAAAGCGACTCCTAAATGAACCCGTCCAGATTCTGTATTACTTAGATATTCTGAGTTAGGATTTCTTTTTAATATTGTATATCTTTTATTATCTATTGGAAAAGCATAATTATAAACTGAGTTATAATTTGATGTCTCAATGCCTTTTTGTGGTTCTTCATTTTCTACATTCTTATTATTCCCTAATGCGCAATAATTATCAACATCTCCGATAGGATAATCAAAATAAGGAAACGGTAAAGTATAATTATATAATCCATCTTGATTTTTATAAAATTCTAAAAATAATGTTACTTTATTATCAAAAACATCGTATTTAGTTTTATCATATAATTCAGTTGTTTCATTATATTTATATATTTCAGATTGTCCGATTTTTTCATTTTTAAATTCTATGACATCAGAACCTGAGCCTAGGATATTTATTCCCGCATATTGAACCGATAGCTTACTATTTTCAGGGATAGTAATCCCTCCATCTATTCGATTAATCCATCTGTCATTGTTGTCAGTTTTTTCGAATGCGTGATCGCAATTACATTCAATAAATATATAGTCAGGTTGTTCATTATCTGCCATTTAATATATATAAATATATTAAATATAATAATAAACTTTTTTATTAAATTAAAAAAAGAATGTTTTAATTATAAATTTCAGAAAAACGACCGTCTTTAAGAACAAGAGTTTTTGACATCTGAAGCCATACTAACTGATTAAGTTTCTTGTCTGTTCCACTCGTTACGTCAATATGAAGTTCTACACCTCGATTATTGATTCTTTCACCGCCAATGTTAAATATAGACATCCATCTTTTCTTTCCTTCGAGTTCAGCATCCTGAGAATGTAATTCAATTAATTCTCTATCTGTATAATCGACCCCTAAATTCTTAACATAATCTCGCCCCGTGATATTAAGAGGCATCCCCTCCGTTGCAACTGTATTTACATACTGTTCCGATGGATTACTTACTTTAACCGGATATAAAAAGCGGTCATTCACTTTAACATTATATGAAACACGGTCTCCTCCTGTTGTTTCCTGAATATCAGATTGGAAGCGATTAACTAATGACTCAGATAAATCAGTATCTAAATCAGTATGACAAATTTTTATATTATTTACTGCTTTACCAGCCCCGCCTAAATTCCTAGTATAATTCGGGTTAGTATTATAATTAATATTAGTTTTAATAAGTTGATTTTCAAAAAAGGGAAGAGTCATCATTGTATTCTGTTCCTGAAACTGATTCATGGTCTCAATTGAATAGTAGATGTAATCCGCAATAAGTTTAGGAGAATCAGGGTCAACGGCGAAAGTTGGAACAGTTCCGCCTTTGGGTACGCATAGACGAGCCGTGTTCTTAGTTTCAAGGAAGAGTTCAATAATAACTGGTTGTTCGATCATAAATAAAGCGAGTTGTGAAAATCTAAGACTTGGGAAAAGGTCAGATAAATCAATAAGGAATTCAGAGCCATCTTGTAAATTCTGATTCGCATGAACTGTTACGGGGCATTTATCATCGGCACGAGTAGACGTTCCAGTCCCAGCAGTGAATGAAAGTAAAAAGTCTTTCCCAACATCAAGAGACATTTCAGATTGTTCTTCTACTCCATCGGCTACACCTGCATTCGTCATTCTAGGAACTCTTACTGATTTATAAGCACTAACCATTCCGGATTTTATTCTTTCCTTACGTCTTGCGGTGTCATTAGATACCATCAAATTGTCATAACTTGCTAGGACATTGTAATCTTCGGTAGAGTCTAAAATGGTTGTTCCTGCTCTGAGGACGCATTTTTTAATTACAGATTTTATCCCAGTTGGGAACGGAAGGAAGGCTTTATGAGTTGTACCTTCTAATTTCATTTTTAAACTGATCTTGCTGTTTGAATGCAGAATCCCTTTACGATCTAAGACGAATCGAATGTAGTCAGAACGGCTAACAATTGGATTCAACTCCGATGTGTCGACTGATTGCGACTGACCAAAATTCTTACAATTCGGCTTTAATAAATCAGGAACTGCGGGGGCATTACATCTTTTAGGATCAGATACTAAAGGATTAAGAGCATTAATCTCTTGACCCATATTTTTAATTTGGTTTGACATTATATATTTATATTAAATAATATATTTTTTTTAAAGAATATTATTTTATAAAAACTTTTCTAAAAAGTTTTTAAGAAAGAACTTGAACTCCATCATTATTAAACATTAGAGTATTGCGTGTGTGTACGAACATATAAGCACTGTTCGGAAAGTCTGTGTCTAAATCAGAACTAAACTGAATAGTAAAATTACCGCCAGTCATATTAAGTCCATTATCTGAATAATAATCCATTCTTAAGCCAATACCATAAAGGAAATCTCCTTTTTCTTTATCAGCAGTATCTAGGAAACTCTGACTAAGATTCGTATTAATTGGCGATACATCAGTATTTCCAAGAGAGGCAAAATTTCTAATAGCACTAATAAAATTACGGGTAATCTGAGAATTGAACATTGTCTGTTCTCCTGAATTGTCATCTATAATAGGATATTGGAGAGCAACCTTTACACCATTCTGAAGGAATTGTAAATCTCTAATAGTGCAAGGTTTAGTTGCTTCTTTCATAATTGGTAATAGTCGAGTACCTGATTTCTCATAATTATTAGTATTTTCGGATGGGTTAAACACGACCCACGCTCCAAGAGTCTGAGAAGTTCCAAGATTAAAATTAAGAGTCGCAAAAGCAGAATTTACAATTGAATAATAAGACTGAATAGAATTGTATACTAATTTATCAGGAATATTTTGCATTTCGGTCATCATACGACCGGATAAATGAAGGTCAGAAAGTTCATAAGTTGGAGCGAGTCCGCTATTGGCTCTGAATGCCTGTTGGTCAGGAACTAAATTCAGCGAGATAACTAATCCATGCTGAAGAGGAATACTAGAACGAGAAAGGAAGAGACCGCAAGGAATTTGAACTGAGAAGAAAATCTCGGTTTGACCTTGAGTACCATCTGTTCCACTAACAACAATATCAGAGGCTGAACCTTGACTAATTGCCGATGCACGCTGAACATTGTCAGAAGCAAGAATCTGCTGTTCGGATTGAGTAACTCCTAAATAACTTGATAAGAACAAATTATAGAATTTAATTTCTTCTACAATCTGAGAATTATTTAATAAACTAATAGAAAGTCTATCGAATAACGAATATACACCGAGACGAGGATCTAAATTAGCGGTATTAGATGTAATAACTGCACCAGCTGCAGTCTTACAAGTTAATTTACCATTAAGGCGAATTGATGAACCCTGAACAACGGCTGTCGCATTCTGTGCGAAAGTAAAGTTAATTAATGGAACACCGGAGAAACGAACAATTCCATTTGATGGTTGATTGCTCGGGAGTAAATTAAAATTTTCTGTAGGCATTTTATATTATTTATATTAAATAATATAATTTTTTTAAAGATTATTATTTTATTAAAAAACTTTTTAAAAAAAAGTTTAGACAAAAACATTTTTGATAAAACTTTTTCCTAAAAAGTTTATTTAAAAGATTACATTTACTCCCGAATTCGTGATTTCGAATCTACGAACGTGTGTCACCCAACAATTGAGGAGCTTCGATTTTGCTCGTGCATTATCTACTTCGAGATTAATCTGTGCATCTTTTCCTCTCGTATCGTAAATTTGACCTTCTAAAGCAAAAGCTCTAGATATAACGGCATTGTGCTTAATATGTTCAAAACTATTCGAAGGAATACCCGCCATAATAACCCCCTTTTCTAATTCGCATAAATATGTCCCGTCATATATTTCGCTTGTTTGGTCTGCGGTTTTTACTGTAGAAACTACTCTATCAGGCTGCATTCTGTTTTCATACATAAATTGATAATTATTAATATCCCAATATCCACTAATACCGTTACGGAATCCTTCAAACTGTTTAATATTTACATCTATTGAGGCGGTTTGGTCTACAACTGGAACAATATTAATTGCTTTTGCCATAGAATTATTAAGATTAAAATGAACGGTCGCATTTAAATCACTCGCAAGAACTGAATGACGATAATTCTGACTACATATACAATTGTAAGCAACTTTTCCATTTTCCTTAAGAGCCGACATCATCGCATTCTGATAAGCTGGAGTCGTTAAAATTTCTTCAACAATCATCTCAACACCTGACACTTTATAAGTTGGTTTCTGAGTGTTCTCATCGTAAGAAGAGGATTTAATGGTCGCACCACTGGCGATGTCCGGTCCACCATTAACCATATTTGAGATGTTCAGTAAAATAAAATTCTCACCACCCACCCCTTCGAGTTCAATACTCGTAATACTCGAGGAGGTCGCGATGCCTTCAAGTTTAATCTTTTCACCTACGCAAAAGGGAACTCTATCAATATCAGCCATCATCGAATTATGCCACGATAAATATAACTTCGTCGCAGTACCTACCGCATTAGTGAATCCTGTATATTTGGCTTCAGCATTTACATGAGAAAGTCTAGGACAATAATCTGTTTCTATAGCATTCTTCATAAGTTTCATGACTCTTTCAGGCGGTGAGAGGATAAATTCGAATTTTAAACCGCCCATAAGACGATTGGGAAAAATGGTCTTGGATTTCATAATACCGGTTTTAAGTTTTAGACAAATTCTAACTTTATTATAAGAGACATTTCCTGTCGCATCTTTTCTAAAATAAGGATTAAACTGAGAATTTGTAAAACGTGTATATTTTCCACCTGCCCATGATTTCTGTTGAGGATTATGTGCGACTACGCCCTCAGTTAAACCATCTTTATTAATACGTGTGTCTGTTTCAGAATATAGAGTGTCTACATTCGCCCAAGTGTAATAATTAGGATATTCTTCTAATAAAACACCGGCACGATTAAAACATTTAACATCTTCTAGTAAAACCGATGCACCGATTAGAGGATCTATCTGACATAAATAATTATGCGTCGCTGAATTTAAATCGACTTCTACGTCGAACTTTAAAAATGACTGCTGAGGGTCGAAAAACTGGACGCTGTCGTCAATCTCAACAACGATTTTTTGACCCGGTCTGTATTCAAGACCATTCTGAGATACGAACGCTACGCTGTTTTGTCCTACTTTTATTTTTGGTTGACTAGTAAATAAATTACTCATTATATTATTTATATTAAATAATATAATTTTTTTAAAGATTATTATTTTATTAAACAAACTTTTTAAGAAAAAGTTTAGACAAAAACATTTTTGATAAAACTTTTTTCTAAAAAGTTTAAAAACTACCTGATGAGGCTATCATTTGTCCGACTGGATGGGAGACATTACTAACAATTCCTAATGATGATAATGAAGGATGAACAACTGCCATCTGAGGAGGAGGAGCTGTCGCGTTGTCCTGCTGTGTCTTTTTTTGGTCGATTTGAGCTTGAAGTTTTTTATTTTCAGATTTTTCTCCAAAAAATGAAAAAGCACCTCCTGCGAGGTCAAGGAGACCACCAACAATTTCACCACCCGGGACAACTGAGGTTACATCTCCGGCTAAGTCGAGAATATTCCCCACTCGTTCCTCGGTATTGTCACCTAAAGCTCCCCATCCTTTACCCTGAACTAATCCTGTTATATCTTTTGAACCAAGTTCAAGACCCGAGGCAATGGAAAGACCGGCACCCGCTGCACCTAGAATTTTCCCTGCTTTTCCTGCTTGGCTTAATACTTCACCCCCTTCTTTTCCAAGGTCTGAGGCATCTTTTCCTAGATTTGACGCTAAATTTTCGCCTTCCTCTCCGGCTTTTGCTCCTGCTGCTGCTGGTTTATTTACGGCAACGGGCGGTTTATTACCGAATACCTGTTTTACACCTTGAACAACTGACGACTGAGCTTGTTCAGCATCTTTTCCGATTCCGATATCTGCCGGACTTAGAGCCGGTTCACTTGCCCCCGATATTTTAAAAGATGATGGAACACTTCCAATCTTAGAGGCGGCCGTATTTGCGAGAGTATTTGTAGCGTCTAAACCATTTCGGGCAAGATTCGCCGTATTTTTGATTAGATTATAAGTCGCTTTTCCTCCCATGACGGTTGCGATATCATCTTCATTAATAGGAATACCATCCATTATTTCAGTTTTTCCAATTTCTCCGGCTTCTTTACTTTTTAAATCCGTTATATCATCAGTCAGTTTTTTCTGAGATTTATCGAATGTATCTAAAGCTCTAATATTTCCGGCTTCTACATCCATATTTTCAGATGCGATTCCTGATAAAAGTTCATTTTGATTACTTACTAAATTAGAATATGACATTGTATTTATTTTTTAATATATTTTTTATTTAAGATTTTTTATTTTAATTTTAAAAAACTTTTTTGATTAAACTTTTTCTTAAAAAGTTTTTTATAATATTTGTTTTTTAAATGTTGCGAAAATTTCTATAGGATTAGATCTTAATTTTATATTCATAAAATTATAACGTTTTCGTTCAGTTGCTTCATTATAATATTTATAAAAATCATCTTTTCCATTTTCAAAATTATCGCCTATTTCTTCAGCCATTTCATCGAGCATACGTTTATTTGGTATAGGAAAACCTATCAATAAATCGGTTAAATTAGTTCTACTGATTTTAGGAATACTTTTCCAGTGTTGAACTGATAAAATAACATCTGCGTTATAATGTCTTGATTTCGTGACGAATGAAGTAAAAACGCTATTTTTTTTCATTGATGCGTCATTTACGGCATCATCTACAATTACGCATATATGTTTCATCTCGCTTTTTTCAAATTGTTTTTGTCTATTAATAATTTCTTGGAGTTTTTCATCTGTATATACTGTATCGCATTCATAACGTTTTCTAAGGAATCGAGAACTTGAATCTTGTTCAATAGTAGGACTAAATATAAAAACACCTCCCGGATACATATCTTGTCCGAGTGCGTCTTCGTGTAGAAGAAGCCAACTAATTAAGCAACTTTTCCCTGTTTGTCTTGGGCTGACTACACCTAAAACGAAAGGTGATTGAGGTAAAAATTGATGAACTTTTTTATATTGCTTTTCGTTTTCATCGGGTTTAACTGGTGTAACTTCTAGACCTTTTATTTTATTATTTTCCATTTATATTAAAGATATATATTATTTTTTAAAAGAATTAATTTTTTTAAAAGAAGTTAGAATATAAATCTTCTTCTTTCCATTGTCTATTAACCATATTATTTATTGTTTGATTATTTTTTATTGTTTCTTTTTCTTGTTTTTCTTTTTCTTCTTTATCTTTTAGTTCTTTAATTTGTTTTTCTTTCTTTTCTTTCTTTTCTTTTTTATATTTTTGAATACTTCTACTAGTTATATTCTCAATAAAATCTTCTAATTCTTCGGTTTCAAATTCTACTTTTTTCTTTTTAGGTTTTTCAGGGCTTTTTACTCTTTCAGGTGTTTCAACTCTTTCAGGAGTTTCAACTCTTTTCTCTTCTGCTAATAGTTTCTTCTTTTCTCTCATTCGTTTTAAATGTTCTAATTGTTTTTTGCGTTTTTCTTCCTTTTTATTGATGATAGGCTTTATATTTTTTTCTTCGTCATCTTTTTCTTCTTCTTTTTCTTCTTCGGGGTTTTCTTCAGTCTCGATTACGGGCTGAACTTCTAAACCTTTTACTTCTTTTTTATTTGAAAAAATATCATCTGAATTTATATTTGGTTTTACTAGGATTTCTTTATTAGATTCATCTTCGGAATCTTCTTCTTCTTCAGATGTTATCATTTCTTGAGTTGCCTGAATTATTTGAGGCATCAATTCATCGGTGTTATCTTCTTCATCCATTTTATATTATAAACATATATTTTAATTTTAAAAAATTAATAATTAATCAATAAATAGACTTACAATTAAATCTTCAGGAATTCTATATCTATCTAATTTATTTGTACCTTTATTATTGTAATTAATTTTATCTTTTCTTCTTTTATCATATCCACCATCGCATACTTTTTTATGTTGTCTTTTTTCTTTT